GAAGCAGAAGGTCGTCCCGCACTGACCATCAACACCATTCTCCCGACCGTGAACACGGTCCTCGGAGAACAGTCCACGCGCCGTGCCGACGTGCAGTTCAAACCGCGCCGTGGTGGTGATCAGGACGTAGCGAGCGTGCTGACCAAGCTGTACATGCAGATTGCTGATAACAACAAGCTCGACTGGGTCGAGCAGGCGGTGTTCAGCGACGGCCTCATCATGGACGGCCGTGGTTACTTTGACGTTCGTATGGACTTCACCGACCACGTCGAAGGTGAGATCCGCATCACGGCTAAAGACCCCCTCGACATCCTGATCGATCCGGATGCGAAGGAGTACGATCCGAAGACCTGGAACGAGGTGTTCGAGACCAAGTGGATGACCCTCGACGAGATCGAGGAACTCTACGGCAAGGATAAGGCGGAGTCGCTACGCTTCGTAGCCGAGAACGGTAACGGCTTTGGCCGCGACTCGATTGAGTATGAAGAGACCCGTTACGGTAAGACGGACAGTAGCCAGGATTACTTGGGTGCCGCTATCCCCGGCAACGGAGACTACCGTAACATCCGTGCGCTTCGCGTGATTGCTCGTCAGTATCGCAAGATGGGCCGGGCTGATTTCTTCGTTGACCCGAACACCGGTGATCAGCGCGAAGTCCCCGAGAACTGGAACGAGCAGAAGGCGAAGAAGTTCGCTAAGCAGTACAACTTGAGCCTGATCTCTAAGGTCGTGCGTCGAGTTCGCTGGACCGTTACCTGCGACAAGGTTGTGCTGCATGACGACTGGTCGCCGTACGATGACTTCACCATCGTGCCGTACTTTGCGTACTTCCGTCGCGGCCGTCCGTTCGGCATGGTCCGCAATCTGCTTTCCCCGCAGGAGCAGCTCAACAAGATCGCGAGCCAGGAGCTGCATATCGTCAACACCACGGCCAACAGTGGCTGGATGGTGGAAAGCGGTTCGCTCGTCGGCATGACGGCCGATGATCTAGAAGAGCACGGCGCGGAGACCGGCTTGGTGGTCGAGTACAATCGTGGCTCATCGCCGCCGACAAAGATCACTCCGAACCAGATCCCGACCGGCCTCGACCGTATCAGCCAGAAAGCGGCCCTTAACATTAAGGTGATCAGCGGCGTGAACGACTCGATGCTCGGGTCGGACGGTGCTGAAGTGTCTGGTATTGCTATACAGGCCAAGCAGAACCGGGGGGTCATCATGATCCAGGTTCCGCTTGATAACCTGCGTAAGACCCGCCATTATCTCGCTGAGAAGGTGCTAAACCTGGTTCAGAAGTTCTATACTGAACAGCGAGTGATCCAGATCACAAATGAAGACGACCCGTTGAAGCCGCGCGAGCCGCTCGTTGTTAACGAGATGACTCCGGAAGGCCGCGTCATTAACGACCTCACTTTGGGTGAGTACGACGTCGTTATCAGCACCGCTCCGGCGCGTGACTCGTTCGATGAGATGCAGTTTGCCGAGGCCCTTAACCTGCGGCAAGTCGGCGTTGCCATCCCGGATGACGCCATCATTGAATACAGCCACCTTGCCCGTAAGGGTGAACTCGCCAAGCGCATCCGCATGATGACCGGTGTCGAGCAGACCCCGGAGCAGATGGAAGCGTCGGCGATGCAGGCAGAGATCGCAATGCAGCAGGTGCAGCTGGAGCTGGCCCGTATGCAGGCGGAAGTGCAGAAGTTGCAGTCCGAAGCCGCGATCAACATCGCCAAGGTGCAGGACGTCGCAGACGTACAGCCCCAGCTCAAGATGGCCGCACTGCAGACGCAGATCGGACTCAAGGAGCAGGAGTTGCAGCTGCGGCGTGAGCTGGCCTCGCTCACCAACCAGACCCGTCGTTCGCAGCAGGAGACGGCTGCAGCGACGCGCATCGCAGCCACTGTCATGCAGACGGCAGCGAAGACGCAGACCCAGGGTACGCCGCGACCCATCCCGAATATGCGGCCGATGACCCCACAATAGGAGATTGAATATGTCTGAGGACAAGAAAGACGCTAGCCTTGACCGGATGCCTGGTTCCGATCCAGTGGAAGACGCGCCCGAGGCGAAATTCGACCTGAACTTTGGCTTGAGCGAAGAGCCAAAGGCCGAAGCCCCGGTCGAACAGCCGGAAGTCGCTGAGGAACCGGTTGCCGAGGCTCCTACGGCCGAGGTAAAGGCCGAGGAAAAGCCCGAAATTCCGGAAGCCCCCGAGCCGGTCGTGCGGGCCGAGGCCAAGGAAGAGCCGAAAATTACTCAGGAGACTGAGCAAAAGAAGCCGATGGTGCCGAAGTCGCGCCTCGACGAGGTGTTGGCTAAGCAGAAGGCTCTGCAGAAGCAGCTCGATGATCTGATGGCAGCAAAAACCGCTGCTGAGACGGCCCCAGATAGCTTTGATTTCGCGGTCAAGGAGGTCGAATACCAGAACATGGTGCTCGACGGGCAGCATGAAAAGGCTGCGGCGCTGCGTCAGGAGATCCGCCGGGCTGAACGCGCCCAGTTGGAGTTTGAGCTGACCCAGAAAATGGAGCAGAAGGTCACCCAGAGCCAGCAGATGTCGGCTCTGCAGCAGGCCGCGTCGGAGCTGGAGACGAATTTCCCGGTTTTCGACCGCAACAGCCCTGAGTTCAACGAGAAATACACGCAGGAAGTGATCGATCTGCGCGACGCATTTATCGTTAAGGGCGAAAACCCCGTCGCTGCGCTGTCAAAAGCGGCTAAGTTCGTCCTCCGTGAGTACGATCTGGTCGATATGAGCACCCAGGAAACCCCGTCTTTGGCGGCTCCTACCGCTACGAAGGCCGCTCCGGTCGACGAAGTGGCTAAAAAGCGTGCCGATATCGCTCGCAAGATGAAGGCCGCCGAGTCCCAGCCGCCTGATATGCCGGGTGAGAGCTCTGCCGCACGCGGTGAAAAGGCATTCGACGTTATGCAGCTGACGGAGGACGAGTTTAACGCCCTCCCGGCAGCGACCCTTAAGCGGCTGAGGGGTGATGTCGTCTAATGGCTACCCGAGACTCGCGTTTGGCCCGAGCTGGCGTCTCTGGCTACAACAAACCTAAGCGCACACCAAGCCATCCGACCAAGAGCCACGTGGTTGTGGCTAAGTCGGGCGAGCAAGTAAAGACTATTCGCTTCGGCCAGCAGGGCGTGAGCGGCTCCCCCCGTAAAAAGGGGGAGTCCGAAGCCTATCGCAACCGCCGCGAGTCTTTTAAAGCTCGCCACGCCGGTAATATCGCTAAGGGCAAGATGTCCGCAGCGTATTGGGCCGATAAGGTTAAGTGGTAATGGCTAAGGCTAAGTCAAAGGTCAACGCCGCCGGTAACTACACCAAGCCGACTATGCGTAAGCAGATGTTTAACAGCATAAAAGCTGGTGGAAAAGGCGGTAAACCAGGTCAATGGAGCGCCCGTAAAGCACAGATGCTTGCGGTCGAGTACAAAAAGTCAGGAGGAGGCTACAAGTAATGGCTAAGGACTGGATCAAAGACGCGATCAAGAAACCTGGTGCCCTGCGTAAGAGCATGGGGGTAAAGAAAGGCGAGAAGATTCCGGCTAAAGAGCTGAAAGCAGCAGCCAAGAAGTCAGGCAAGACCGGCCAGCGTGCCCGTTTGGCCATGACCCTTCGTAAGATGAAGAAGGATTAGTCCATGGGGTTAGCTAAGTCACAGAAGTCCCTTAAAAAGTGGACTAAGGAGGACTGGGGCACCCGTTCTGGCAAGAACAGTACCCAAGGCTCTAAAGCGACTGGCGAACGGTACCTGCCGAAGAAAGCTCGGCAGGCGCTGTCCCCGCAAGAGTATGCTGCTACCACCCGTAACAAGCGTCGTTCGCTTGCTAAGGGGGAGCAGTTTTCGAAGCAACCCAAGCGCATCGCCAAGAAGACGGCGCGATACCGTTAACCACAGGAGACGAGCGTATGAAGATGAAGAAAAAGGGCGAAAAAGGCCCGATGCACCGCATGCCGGATGGCACCATGATGCCGGGTAAGACCCACGGCGCTAAAAAGCCTGCTAAGAAGGCGGCCAAGAAGAAATATTCTTATTAAATAGTTGCGAACTTTCTACTCTGTTGTTAATCTACAACTGAACTCGTCCGTTGGAACGATATCCAGCCGTGTCGCACACGTTAAAAACGTGCTGATTTCGCCCCGCATAGGCGTTAAACGTGCCGAGGTCGCGCCTCGTTAATACGCGCTAAGTCGTGACCCCACGATACGGGGAAACGGTTTAGCCGCACCACAAGTCGGCTGTAGGCTGGTAATGCATGTGCATTACTAGATTTTGTAACGCAATTAAAGGAGAAGCCAAATGGCTCTTACTAACTTTGCGGCGCTGACTAGTGATCAACTCACGGCGTGGAGCCGTGATTTCTGGCGCGTCGCTCGCAATATGTCGTTTGTGAACCAGTTCGCTGGTTCGGGTTCCAATGCAATGATCCAGCGCGTGACCGAGCTGACGAAGTCAGACAAGGGCACGAAGGCTGTCATCACGTTGCTCGCCGATATGACCGGTGACGGCGTGACGGGCGACAGCACGCTTGAGGGTAATGAAGAGGCGCTCCGCGCTTACGACATCACCATCGAGCTCGATCAGCTGCGCTTTGCGAACCGCATTGCCGGTCGCCTCGCTGATCAGAAGTCGGTCGTCAACTTCCGTGAGACCAGCCGCGACGCCCTCGCCTACGCGATGGCTGACCGTATGGACCAGCTCGCGTTCTTGACGCTCGCCGGTGTTGCTTACACGCACAAGACGAGCGGTGGTCTTCGCAGCGTTTTGGCCTCTGGCCAGAACCTGTCGAACCTTGAGTTCGCCTCGGACGTGTCGGCTCCGACCGCTGCTCGTCACCGTCGCGTTTCGGGCAACGACATCGTCGCCGGTGATACGACCACGATCACGTCTGCTGACATCCTCAAGTATCGCCATATCGTGGCCCTCAAGGCCTACGCGAAGGACAACTACATCCGTGGTGTCCGTGGCGCTGGTAACGACGAGGTGTTCCACCTCTTCGTGACGCCGCAGCAGATGGCCGCCCTCAAGCTCGATTCGGACTTCCTTGCCAACGTGCGTAACGCTGGCATCCGTGGTCCGAGCAACCAGCTCTTCGCTGGTTCGAGCTCGTTGATGGTCGACGGCGTGATGGTGCACGAGTTCCGTCACGTGTTTAACACCGCGACTGCGACCACTGGCACCTCGGCTAACGCCGGTGCCGCTGGTTACAAGTGGGGTGCTAACGCCAACGTCGTTGGCGGTCGCGCGCTCTTCTGCGGTGCTCAGGCGCTCGCGATGGCTGACATCGGTCTGCCGGAAATCGTGGAAGACACCTTCGACTACCAGAATCAGTCTGGTATCTCGATCGGTAAGATCTTCGGTCTCCGCAAGCCGAAGTACAACAGCGACTACAACGGGTCCGTTCAGGACTTCGGCGTGGTCTGCCTCGACACGGCCATCTAAGTCGTGAGGGGGCCCTCTCTTCGGAGGGGGTCCCCTACTCTTTAAGCCAGGAGGTTCCGTGAAGGTCATTGCAGACCAAGAGATTCGGGTAGCCACCCTTAGCGGTGCGTGTGTACTGTTTCTTCCGGGTGTCGAGCGCGAAGTGTCTGATGAGATCGGACTACTAGCCCTTCAGATGGGAGCAAAACAGACGGATGTGTTGAAGCTCCCCGAGCCGGTTGTGGCTAAGCCAGCACCGGCGAAGACTGTGACGGAACCTATCGCCAAGGCCGCTGAAGTTGAGGCTTTTGAAGAGTTCAAGTCTCTTGATGATGTTATTAACGGGATGGAAAAACTGGTACAGTTTGCTGATCCCGAAGATTTTAAGGCTGATGGGACGCCCAAAGCGTCGGCGGTTAACCGTGTTGTCGGGCGTACTGTTAGCACCGAGGACCGCGAAGCTGCTTGGGAGGCGTTCCTACACTCGTGAGGTAGACCATGGCTGTCACCGTACAAAGCGTTATTGATCGGGTTCAAAAGACCCTTCAGGACACGACCGGTGTCCGTTGGCCTGTAGTGGATGAGCTCGTACTCTGGGTTAATGACGCCCAGCGAGAGATTGCCCTCCTCAAGCCAGATGCTTCTGCTAAGAACGTAACCGTCACTCTTGCTGCCGGTACGAAACAGGACATTCCCAGTGACGGTAACCGCCTACTTCGGGTGGTCCGTAACATGTCGGCAGCTTCCAGCGGTGTTGGTAAGCGCGCTGTTCGCATCGTGTCTCGCGAAGTTCTTGATGCCCAGACTCCTGACTGGCACGACCCGCTCGTTACAGGCGACGCTGCACATGTAGCTGTTATAAAGCATTACATCTATGACGAGCAGAACCCGCGTAACTTCTACGTGTATCCGGGCGTGGCGGCGGCTGCCAGCTCGTTTGTCGAGATCATTTACTCGGCCAACCCGACGACTGTTGCTCAGAACGGAAACCTCGATATTCCGGACATTTTTGCGAACGCCGTCATGAACTATGTTCTTTACATGGCTTACATGAAGGACGCGGATTATGCGGGCAATCAGCAGCGAGCGTCTTCTCACTTTCAGCTGTTCATGGCGTCAATTACTGGTAAGGCGCAGCTTGACGCCGTTACTTCGCCAAACTTTGACGCAAGCCGCCCGGTGATGTCCGCCCCAGTCGTAGCGGGGTAATAAGACATGGCGCTCTATGAGTCGCTGCTTCCTGAGATCATCCCGATGGTACCGGGCTGTCCAGACACGCTGATCGAAAACAACATTCGAGCAGCCGTCATCGAGCTGTGCGAAAAGGCGGCTGTGCTTCAGGCCGAGCTTGATCCGATCACGACTGTCGCTGGTGTGTACGAGTATGACCTCGAACCACCGTCAGGCACGGTTGTGCATAAGATCATGTGGGTTGTGCACGATGGCAAGGACATCGAGCCGATTAGCACCAGTCTGTTAGAGCAGCGCAAGCAGAACTGGCGAGACGCCGACAATCGCGGCACGCCGGAATACTACGTAAAGACCAGCCAGTCTCTGTTCTGGATGGTGCCTGTACCAAACGTTACGAAAGCCTCCAGCACCATCGTGCGAGCGCAGTTGAAGCCTACGCAGACTTCTACTGTTGCTGACGATGAGCTGATGACTGAGTATCGCGATACAATCGTCAACGGCGCGTTGTTTCGATTGTTGCGTTTACCGAGCAAAGACTGGACTGATTTCGGCGGCGCACAGGTGTACTCGTCGCTGTTTAATGAAGGCATTACACAGGCTGATCGTCGCGCTAGGAACGCCGACGTTGGTATTGCTAGGAAGGT